GCGCGCTGCAGAGAGGCGTCCTGCCCAGCAATGCTGAAGGAGCCGGTGGCGAGGGAGAGGAGGTAGCCGCGCTCAAGCGAGGCTGCCTGCCCAGAGAGGCTGAAGGAGCCGGTGGCGAGGGAGAGGAGGTAGCCGCGCTCAAGCGAGGCTGCCTGCCCAGAGAGGCTGAAGGAGCCGGTGGCGAGGGAGAGTAGGTAGCCGCGCTCAAGCGAGGCTGCTTGGCCAGAGATGGCGAAGGAGCCGGTGGCAAGGGAGAGGAGGTAGCCGCGCTCAAGCGAGGCTGCCTGCCCAGAGAGCGAGAAGGTGCCAGCGTCTGCAGTCAGAACCTCAGCGCCGCTTCCTTCTTCATACGTCAGCGTTGCGTTATTGCCAGAGACGATGAATGTGCCGTCTTCAGCAGCAAGCGGCGCACGCATCTTAAATGCAGCGGCAACGAGAACGTGACGAGAGGAATTACCTGCTGTGCACTGAATTGTGCCGGTGTCGCCTGCCGTCTCACGAACAGCATCAGCCATCGTGAGCGTAGTATCAGCGCCACTCGTTGTGTTGCTGTCGAGACGCTCAAGCCACGTTCCGCGCGAAGGTGGCGTGGTGGTGTTTGTTGCGCCTGATGCGGTTGTTGGGTCTGTCGCTGCATCGAAGGCTGATGCTGTGGTATTGTCTGCGCCGCAGAAGGCCGCGATGAGAAGATCAAGATCACCAGTGGTCGTCAGACCAGTTGTGGTTACTGTTGTGCTGTTGGCTGCGAGCGTGTTTGCGCTGGACGCATCGAGTGACCAACCATCGCAATCGACTGCGCGATAGGCAACAATTCGCGAGAGAGCAACATCACCGCCAGTGCGCGTGAAAGTGTTTGCTGGGTTGCTTGTTCCGCGCCTCGCACTCGCGATTAGACCAGAGCCGATAGAGGCATTGGTGGTGGTGCTCGTGTTACCGCTATTCTGCTGCTGATGGATTGTCCAGCCAGACGGAGCAGTGAACGCAACGTTAGATCGGAAGCCGATGGCTGCAACAAGCAAATCGCCTTTGGCGAGAGTGACGGTGCCAGCGGCAGTTGTTGCCGGGAATGCCGGAGAGACGTTGCCTGACGCGACCGCTGTTGCTGCGCCAATGCCAATCAATTCCCATCGCGGAGTTTCGACAGGAATGAATACCAGCTGTGAAGGCTGAATCGTAAGTGAGTTGTTGGTTGTGGTGAATCCGCAATTCTTGATGCCAAGTTCACCTTCGATGCGATAGCAGAAGGAGGCATGCAGCCCGTCGCTCCCGCCATTGTCATCGAGGATCGTGGTGTAGTCAGACTGGTGCGCAACAACGTCATTTGCGCCAACGCCAGGGCCCATGCCTGCATAGGCAGCAATCGTAATGCCGTTCGGGATGTCCGTCTTGGCTGTGTCGCCGGGACCAGTGGATGTTCCTGGGACATTCGCATGGATGCGACCGCGATGAAACTCCGACGCATTCTTCAACTCAATGGCAGCAATATCATACCTGCCAGAGCCAGCACCGGACACAGTGATCGTTGTGTTGCCAGCGGCAACCTTGTTCTTCGTTATCCAGGTCGTCAGAAGAGATGTGCTGGCTAGGATGCCACTTGTGTTAAGGCGCACCCATTCATTGCCGGCAGTATCGCTGACTGTGTGTTGTGCGTTGCCGGCATAGGATGCGGCAATCACAACGATGCGGTTGCCCTGCTGGACACCGTTCAGTGTGACGGTGCGCGAAGTCTCATTGGCGGTAGAGACTGACGTTGCGGACTGAATGACCTCAACTTGCTTGGACGGTGGCTTGATAGCCACCATCAAGGCTCCCCAATCATCAGCCGCTAGGCCAAGCGCTCCCCAAGATGGGTTTTCCGTTACAGCATAGCCAGCCTTCTTGCACGCAACAGCAGCAGCGATATAGTCAACATTGTTCTCCTCTTTGTGGAGGAGCGTGTAGCCTGCCGGAGCGTTGAGAGTGATTGGGCTGCCGACTGAATCGTTCAGCGTAACTGCAGAAAGAACGATGCTGTCTGGTATGGATGCGCGAACAGGATTTGTGACGCCTGTCGAGGTATTGCTTGCTGTGCGGACAACAAGGTCTTCAATCGGGAAATCAGGATCAGCACCGCTGAACTCCATGAACATGATCGTTGGGATCATGTCCTCAGGCCAATCAACAGTGAACGTAAAATCTCCAGATGAGGAGGCTATGGCGTAGTAGAGACCATGCCTGTTGAAGAAGCCCATCTGCTCAAAATATTTTGTTGTGTATGTGTTTGTGCCATCACCAAAGGTGTCTGGCGGAGCAGGAGGAGAGGATGGGCCTATGTAGGATAGATGTGCAACCAGCAGGTTGCCTTCTGTGACTCCATTCAGCGTGACGGAAATTGAAGAGGCAGCGACAGAGCGATTGATTGCAGACTGAACAAGATTGACGCCTGGAGATGGCGGCTTGAGGACATAGACGATGCTGCCCCAAGAGCCAGAGGTTGTCGTGCCCCAAGACGGATTTTCGGAAGCGCGCGACGGGAGCAGCTTGTAGTCTAGGCTGAACCCTTCATAGTTTGCGCCATCTTGCTCGATGTGAAGGTTGGTGTAGCCGCTAGGCGTATCAATGCCAATCGGATTGTTTGGCGAGGAAGTGATGCCGACAAGCGCGATGGCAACGCTTCCATCATAGTTGCAGATGCCAGTCGCGTTTGAGAGAGGAGTGGTGCTTGTGCCGGTGCGAGTGACCAGCAAGTCTCCAGGATAGATCGGATCAGCGCCAGACCATTCACTGAGGTGCGCGGTGCCGAGGAAGTTGCCTGCCCAGGTTGCTGTGACAGTGACGTTGCCTCCAGCAACGTTCTTCGCGACATAGAGCAGCGCCTTGTTCGTCGCGCCGGCATACGAGAGATCAGCGACAAGCGTCCATGTGTTGGTGCCGTCAGAGACGCTAGTTGGAAGGGCAGTGCCAGCGCGGTAGCCGGTGATCGCAAGTAGGAGTGTGTTGCCGGCTGTAACGCCTGTCAGTGATGGCGTTAGGGTTGTCTTGTCCGATGATGCGCGATCATACGCACCTTGAACGAAGGCTACAGACATTGCAACACATCACGAAGATGAAGAGGTGCCTGCATTGCTGTAGCCTTCGCTGATTCACCTCATGTGATCTTGATCGAATGATCTTGATCAGGTGATCGTCAGGATACCGTTGGACTGATCGAGGTCGATGCTGAACTGCTCGCCATCAGCCAGGGTGATCGACGTGCCGTAGTCCCACCAACCGATGAGCGGATCGGCAGGCGACGTGGGCGTGTCGTTGTAGAGCACCGCATAGCGGAACGGGCCGATGGAGCCGCCAGAAGCGACGATGGCGGCAGGATCGGAGCCGGTCAGCTTGTAGGTGCCTGCGGTCTGCGCGGAGCCGGTGATGGTGACAGTCACACCGCCTGCGGTGTAGCCATTGCCGCCAGCGATTTCCGCCAGGTCAGCCTTGACGGCATCAGCCGCAGCGTCAGGCGTGGCGTTGGTGAGGTAGATTTTCAGCGTGTCGGAGCCGAGGTTGTGAACCTTCTCCGCAAGGTGCTCCACGAAGGCCTGAAACTTGTTGAATGCGGCCATGGTTCTGTCTCCTGTGTTGGCCGTTGAAGAGGATTATGGCGGCTTTGGTCTAGGTGTGTCGCTTCATGATCACCTCCCGCGCTCGCCATCGCGGATGGCTTCTTTGAGATCGTGAAGAGCGTCGCGCACAGCAAGCGTTGCCTGCGTCGCGCGGTCACCAACAGCCGCCATCTCCCGATAGGCGAGTGCGCGTGAATCCCGCTCTTCCCGCAACTCATTCATCAACTCAAGGCGATCTGCCTGCCACTTGGCGATCAACTCCTTGCGTTCATTTTCCCAGCGCTCCTGCATCTCCTTGCGTTCTGCGCTGAACTTGTCGTGGGCAGCTGTGATCTCAGACCGCCATGTGCGCCAGAAAAGATAGCCGAGTGCCGAGAGGATCACCACAATGACGGGCGATCCTTCGATGATGCGTGTGACAGCAGCGTTCATCCCGCTGATAGAAACAGGATCAACGACAGTTTGTGCCTGAGCCTGGTTCACACTTCGCTCTCCACAGCGAGGTTGATGTGATCGATGATGCCTCCTTGCTTCTCGATCAGAAGGAGGTTCTTCTCACGAGAGATAGACACAATGCCTGCGTCTTTCCCGTGGCGCCCATCAGAGCCACGCTCGCCCTTCTCGCCGCGCTCGCCTTTCGGCCCAGGCTTGCCCTGCTTCGCCATCAACGACCAATCGCCGCTGTCGCCTGGCTGAGAGCCGATGGAGGAGCGCAGCGCGATCCAGGAGCCGCCATTTTTCTGAACAACATCTCCCTCTTCATACTCAACTGCTTCGTCCCACAGCCCCTTGAAGAGAGGCATGAAGAGGCGGCACTCAGAAATGGTCTGCTCTCCGCTGCTCATCTCAATGAAGAAGCGAAGTGTGCGAGGATCATTCGGAGCCTGCGCTGTCTCGATGGACGCAATGCCATCCGCGACGCAGCGCCAGCGGTCATCATCTCCTGGAGCAGAGCCTTCAGGATCAGCGACTGCCATCCACAGACCGCCACGGTGGCGATATGCGACATTGGTGCCCTTCCATGCGATGCCTTCTTTCCAAGTAAGAACCTCATGGAGTGATCCGTCTGCGCCGCGCTCGCCTTGCGGTCCCTGCTCACCGCGCTCGCCGCGCTCGCCCTTTTCCCCAGGCTCGCCGCGCTCGCCCTTCTCGCCCTGCGGCCCGGCTTCGCCTCGCTCGCCGCGCTCGCCCTTCTCGCCCTTCTCGCCCTGCGGCCCGGCTTCGCCGCGCTCTCCAGGCTCGCCCTTTTCGCCTCGCTCGCCCTTCTCGCCCTGCGGCCCGGCTTCGCCGCGCTCGCCCTTCTCTCCAGGCTCGCCGCGCTCGCCTTGCGGTCCCTGCTCGCCGCGCTCGCCCTGTTCGCCCTTCTCGCCCTTCTCGCCCTGCGGCCCGGCTTCTCCGCGCTCGCCCTTCTCGCCGCGCTCGCCCTGTTCGCCCTTTTCACCGCGTGGGCCCTGATCCCCCGCAGGCCCACGCGGGCCATCCGCGCCACGCTCCCCAGGCGCACCATCGCGGACAGCATTCATTTTCTCACGGAGGAGTGCGAGCGTGTCGCGCACTTCATCCATGAGCAAGCCTGCCTTGACGAAGCGCTCGCGCGCATCGTTGAGGTCGATCAGTCTCTGCTCAGTCGCAGCAGTCTTCAGATCATTGACTGCTGTCTCTGCGACGGCGCGCGCCTTCTCCTCCACATCATTGCGGAGAGAGGCGAACCAATCGCGCACATCAGCCTCAGTCACAGAAGCAGCAGCGACGCCTTTCACTTCGTTGTGAACAGCAACGACAGTCTCGCGCAGCTGGGCGATCAGCTGACGGTGATCGCCTTCGATGCGCTCCGCTTCGGCAATCGCTTTGGATGCTGCGGCGAGCGCGGCATCCACATCAACGTTCTTCGCGAAGTCAGAGCCAGCGAGGAGCGAAGCGACGTGAGCAGTGATGCCTTCCTTGACGCGCGTCAACTCCTCCGTCACATAATGCCTGACGGCAGCGAGGATGAGTTCATCGCGCGACGGAGACTGGCTGCCTGATTGGTCAAGCGGCATCGCTGTGACTCCGCAGAATAGCGAGATAGCGCTGAAGTGCCAAGTCTGGGTCGCTCACCCTCTCATCATCGCCAACTGCCGGAGCAGAAGGTGCTGCTGGAGCGGAAGGAGCGGCAGGCTCAGGCGTCTTGTATGCGAAAGAGAGCGGCACGACCTGTGCCTGAAGGCGAGGCTCATCGCCTCCCTCCTTCCGCGACAAGCCTTCCTTGCCGCGCGCTTCGTTGGGGCTGAACAGGCCGCCAGTGATGCCCTTCGTCAACGCTTCGATGCGAGCAGGAAAATCGGATCGCATGAGCGCATCAACATCGAAGGCAGTGAACTGGTCAGCTGGCAGGCGGAAGAGCGCATCCAGCGACAACTCGATGTGCTCAAGAATGTAGCCAAGGCCAGTGCTCATCCAGTGGCGGATGAGCGACTCAGTGTTGTTGAACGTCGCTCCTCCCATCTCACCTATGACTGCGAGTGGAACACGATAGACGCGCGCAATGTCGGCGGTGCTCATCTTGTAGGACTCAATCAGCTGAGCATCCACAGACGTGATGGACAGAGGCTTCCACTCCAACCCGTCCATCAGCACAGCGATCTGGCCGCTGTTGTCGGCGCTGTATGCCTGCTCCCAATTCTGCCGGAGTTGATCGGCCAACTCAGCCTTCATCACTTTCGGTGTGGTGAGGTAGCCGGATGGGCGCGTCATGTTGCGGAAGAAGGAGGACATGTGGCCAGAAATGGCAAGCGCCGAATCAACCGCCATCGTCGCCGCAACAATTGGGCTTTCACCGATCAGCGGATGGCGAGGCGTCTGCATGCGAAGGTGAAGAACATCCTCAGCCGGGAAGAAGGATGAGACAGGAGGCTCCGGCAGTAGTGGTGTGGTGTTGCCGATGGAGTAGAACACCGTGCCGTCTGGCGCCACATACGGCACAGCTGTGTTCGATGGTGTGACGTGAAGAGAGACGATCTGGCCGTTGACGCGCTGCGCTACCGCGACGCCATTGCCATCGAACAACTCCGTGCGAAGGAGATTGAGGAAGAAGTCTGCGCGCGTCTGATAGGCATTGGGCTTTCGCAGGACGCGCGCCACCGGCCCGTCGCTGATCTCCTCCATCCCGCCATCCGGCTTCTTCCGCCACAGCTGGATCGGCATTGAGGCGATGGTCTGGGAGATGGCTGCAACGCATGCTTCGGCAGCCGCACTCCCGCCACGACGCGGCAGGCGATAGCCTTGCTGCCACCAACCGATCGGCCATGAAGATGGCGGAACGAAAGAGCCATCACCAGGAGCGTATGATGGCCATCCCTTCCCGACCAACCGGGCCGCACCGGCGCGGAGGATTTGAGCGAGCGTTCCCACCGCAGGGGATCACTGCCTGCGGCCGCGACGCTGCGCCGAGGTATCCGACTGCTGGGACTCAGCCTGACCGGCTTCCTCGCTCATCCCTGCGGCTTCCTGCCTGGGCTCTTCGCCGGTCGCCGGATCGGTCGCCGGATCGGTCGCCGGATCGGTCGCCGGCAAGGGAAGTGTTGCGGTCGCGGAGGCAGCCCGGCCCGGTCGCGTGGCCATAGCGCGGTTGGCATATGGCACCGGCTTCGTGACGCCGAGAGCGCGGTTGATGCCATCTTGATCACACATATCCCGCATCCACTGCGGAAGAGGCTTCTTGGTCATGGCTGCGGTCCCTCATGAAGAAAGGTGGCCCGGCGCAGGAAGCGCCGGGCCGGGCGATCACCACGCCACGCCGGTGATCGTATAGACCGCATTGGCGCGGCGCTGGTTCCAGCTGACATCCCAGAGGAGCCGCAGGCCCATCGAGGCGGTCTGCCACAGCGAACGCACCGGAGCCGCGACCACGTTGGGCGTGCCCACCGTGCCGATGGCCGAAGGAGCGGTGTCCATGTGCAGCGTCGCCTGCTCGCTGATGTCGATCATCGGCATCTGCGAAGCCGCGCGCGCCAGTTCAGCAGCGTCCACGAGGAACACCACATCATCCGGCACGTTGGTGGACGTGATGACCGGGATGCCGAGCAGCGTCCCATTCATCACCTCATCGCGGAACATGAAGTTGCCCGCCGCGTTGGTCATGAGCGACAGCGAGACCATCCGCTGCTTGTCCATGATCCAGGTGAGGCGCGTGCCCATCTTGTTCGTGCCGAAGGCGGCGACGGCAGCCTTCAGGTCAGCGATGACATCCGCCAGCGTCGTGCCACCGGAGGCATCGGTGTTCGCGCCAGCGAGGTTCTGCAGGCCGGCAGGACGCACACCAGCCGACAGCGCCACGTTGTCCATGAACAGCGTGTCGATGGTGTCACGCGTGTCTTCGATCATCATGTTGCGCAGCAGAGGCTCGATGGCCACCGACGACTGCATCATGATCTCACGGGTGAAGGTCGTGATCACGCCCATCTTGTAGGGCATCAGGCTGGTGGACGCCAGGCCGACACTCTTCACCGGGATCGGAGCGCCTTCACCCAGGAAGCCGCCCGCGAGCGTGCCGCTGGCGCGAGACGGCAGCTTGATGCTGCCATTCGCGGTGAAGACATACTCCTGCGCCGACAGGCCGAAGAACACGGACACATCGCGGAGGACATCCACGAAGGCACCCATGGTCTCATCGACCAGCAGACCGGCCCACGCCGAAGCGCCCACCGTCGCCGGATCGGTCGCCGCACGCACCAGCGTCTCGATGTCCTTGGCGCCGTTGAAGTTGGCGCGGATGACATCATCCAGCGTGCGCTTCTCGACATGCGACTTGCCGATGGCGATGGCCGCACGCACGAGATTGCGGACAGGATCGGTGTTGCCGCGAGCGCGAATGGTCGCAGGAGCAGACGGGCTGCCCTTCACCTTCGGCGCATCGCTGCCGGTGGTCTCGCCTTCCTCGCCGGCAGGCGCAGCGCTCGCGGCGAGCGCGGCCTGCGCACGCTTCAGAGACGCCAGGCTGGCCGTCTCGCGCTCCAGCTTGTCGGTCGCTTCGGCCAGCGCCGTCTCGTTGTCTTCGCCTTCGGCGCCGCTGAGGTTGGTGATGGTATCGCGAAGGGTCGCAATCTCGGCTTCCTTGGCCGTGATGCGCTCTGCCAGGGTCGGCATGGTGGTTGTTCCCTTGTTGGAGTTGGAGGCAGAACGGGCAGGCAGCCCGGAAGATCGCCCATTGCCTTCGCGTCGCGTGTCGCCGGTCTTGGCGAAGATGACGTTGAGCACTTCAGGCGAGGCACCCAGCGTGCGCGCGACGGACAACGCCTCAGGGTTGGCCGGCACACTCACCACCGAGATTTCGAGAAGTTCAGACTTGAGGAAGCGAAGGCCACCAGTGGGGTTGCCTTTCGCGTCCATGATTGGCTCTGCCTTCAGTGGCATGAAGCCAACCGAGACAGCGCGCAACACGCGCTGCTCAATCATACCGCGCAGCATGTCCGCAATCACGGACACTCCCGGCTTCACCATGTTGAGGCGCGCGATCAGCGCGCCATCTTCCACGCGCACATCCTCCCAGTTGCCGATGGGCTGGGAGGCATTGTGCTGCCAGAGCGCGATGGGGTTCTTCTTGAAGTTGCGCAGGTCCCAGCCATCAGCAACGATGATGTCACCGTAGCGGTCCACTGCCTCCGTGCTGGCCACGAAGGTCCATGGGTCTTTGCCCTGATAGGCCAGAACCTGACGCGCCTTCGCGTCGCGAGAGAGGATGCTGCCATCAGGCATGGCGGTTGGCTCCCCACACAAGGATCGGGATGGATGCGGCCGCGCCGCTGATCGTGTTGCGCATCTCACCAACAGCCATCACGAGCGCCACAAGAGGGTCGATGCGGCCATTGGCGCGTCCCTTGTCCAGCTTCTGGTTGCCGGCAGGATCGCGCGTCATCGTGGCGGAGGAGGCAGCAAAGGTGAGCACAGGATTGCCGCCATGGCGCATGCGCTCGTTGAGCAGCACATCCATCGTCGCCTCAACGCGCGGCGACATGTCGCGGAAGCCTTGGCCACAGACGTTGAGCGGAAACTCGATGCCGTGGCGCGCCATCTCGCGCTGGAAGTCTGCAATCCTCCAACGGTCATAGGCGATGGACGCGAGGTTCATGCCGTCTGTGAGCGAAGCGATGTCAATCATCACATGCTCATAACTGACGGTGACGCCAGGCGTGGGGATTAGGAAGCCTTGTTCAACCCAAACGTGATATGGCGCGCGGTCGCGTGTGGCGCGATCCTTCAGCGTCACCGAAGGAGTCCATGCGCGGATCAACGCATGAGTGTTGCCTTCGTCATCCTCTGTCACGAGAGCGAGCGCAGTGAGGTCTTGCTTGGAGGAAAGGTCCAGCCCGCCATAGACTGGACGGCCATCATAGAAGATGTTGAGGTCAGGCTCTCCGTTGTTGGCCTTCCAGACGGTTGGCGTCACGAAGCCAGTCTCACCAGTGATGCGCTGGTTGAGGTAGTAGCGGCGGAACGCCACCTCAGCAGCCGGAAGCCGCTGTGCGCGGTCAGCAGCCTCGCGAAACTCCTGCGGGTTGCGGAAGAGACCATATGCAGGATGGCACTTCTTCCACGTCTCCTCCGACCAAGGATCATCCGTGTTCGCCGCCGCATAGAGGATGACGCGCGTGCGAGGATCGCCAGAGGAGCGCGCATCATCGATGAGCGTGCTCAGCAGGTCGCTGTCTTCAGCAGCCTGCGTGGAGATGATGAGAGACTTCGGGTTCAGCTGCGCGCCGAAGGCAGTTTCCAGCGCGTCATACAGATCGTCAGCAGCGCCGCTGACCTGGCCGAGTTCATCGTGGATGACGAAGCACGGGCCAAGGCCATGCGCATTCGCTGCGTCTGCTGCGAGCGCGCGATATTGGACGTTGAAGCGGTGACCGTGTATGCTCTTGCGGCTGTCAACGGTGCCTATCTCTCCACGAAGCCACGGTGTCACCTGCGCGATCTTGACCGCAAGGTTGAACACGAGCGAAGCCTGATCGCGAGAGCGCGCTGCGCTATACACCTGCGAGTTGAGGCGAGCAAGCGGCCCTGCGAGAGATGCGAGGAGAAGAGCGGCTGCGAAGGCAGTCTTGCCTGCCTTGCGTGGGATGGAGACGATGACGCGGCGCACATTGGGATCGCACAGTGCTGCGATGACTTCGCGCTGGTATGGGAGCAGCGTCCATGGCTGGCCGATCAGTGGGCCTTCCGGCACACGCAGGCTCTCCATGAACGCGATCATCTCGTCATAGAGCGTGGAGCCTTCCGGCACCTGCCATGCATCGGAGGCGCGGCCACCATCGAACACAGACGTGCTGCGCTCAATGCCGCTGAAGGAGCGGCGCGGCGGCATGATTGGTGCGGAAGAAGGTGCGCGCGAAGCCTTCGCGCTCTTCGGCGCGGCCTTCTCTGGCTTCGCGGCCTTGATCTTCCGCGCCTCGCTCATCAGTTTGCCTTCGCTCCAGCACGCCAAGGAGCAGCAGCAGTGATGTCCTTCGTCGCAGAGACGCCGCGCGACACGACATCATCAGCCGCGAGAGGAGGCTGGACACGCGCCATGTTCTCTGCGCGCGTCTTGGGGGTGAGACGCAGCTGCGAGGCGAGGTCAGTGACCATCCGCTGGAGCCGCTGAATTGTCGCAGGCGTGTGAGCGCTGGGGTCGATGTCGCAATCCCGCTCAGCCTGCTTGAGACGATACAGCGCGCGTGCATAGCTGACGAGCAGCGGAATGTCGTTTGCGCACCAGAAGCCGGGGCGCGTGCGCACCGCCTCATCGAAATATTGGCGCGTCTCCTTCGGCAGACGCTCATCCGGCACCACAAGGTGATCCGGCAGCGGTCGCGGAGCACCGCGCACGTTGCGGTCATTCCTCATCGTTCATCATCCATGGTGAATTGGCGAAGCCGGTCAGACCATTCGGACACTTCCTGGCTTTCGGCCAAGTTGGTAAAAAACAAG